ACCAGGGACATTAAGCATTCCTGCAAAGTAGTTAGCCATTTTTTTTCTTTTTTATTATTTTACATGATAATTTATTATAACTTCTGCACCAGTAAGCTGGTGCCACTAGCGCAGCTAGTAAGCCCCGCAGGGAAATTATTATCTATTCATCAACCACTTCGTAGCCACAAGGGTCATTTACTTTTGTTATATTAATTCCTCCTTCTTTGATTTTGCACTCCAACACATCTCCTTCTAACCAATTTAAATACTCAAGCAAATCGTCGGGAAATTGTAAATAACACATCCCGTTTTCATCTTCAAGAACCTCTAAAACATGCATTTTTCTACAATTTTTCAATTAGTTTATCAAGCTTTATGTTAACTTGTTTAAAATTATCTTGCATTTGTTGTATTTCTCTTATGAAATCTACTTTTAAAACATACTCTATTGGCATTTTATGGTACATAGAATTAATATGATCATCTAAATCATCCACTCGTTTTCTTATTCTTTCAATGCGTAAGTAAAAATTATTTAATAATTTACTGACTCCCCATCCACCTCCTGTAATTACAGGTACTGTTATACCTATAATTAAAAACAAAATATCTGGTCCCACGGGAATTCTTTAATGTGTTTCCTTTTTTTATTTTATACTCAATAATCCAAATGTAATTTTCCTTTTCTAGACAATCCATTAACTAACCAAACCAAGGCATCCACACAATCGTCATGGCTACTAACACCAAAATTAGTAAGTTCTTCAAAGAGATGTGTGAAATTTCTAAATCTATTAAAAATAATTTTTCTTTCTTCAAACATTCCTATAATTCCTCTAAATCTTGCTAGTTTATCAGCTCGAAAACCTTTAACTGGATGCCAAATAAGATTATGAAGTCCTTCATCATTTAAGCAGATCCTTTTAAAATCAGCTTCTAAAGAGGCTTGATACTGTACAGCTTCTGACCAAATATCACAATTAGAATAAGTTGGATAATAATTTTGGTTTTCATCTAAACCAATAATCGACCAATCGTTTAATAGTTCTTTTAGAGCATTTAATTTATCAATATTACCCATCACCCTTAATCTTCGATAATCAATAATATGAATGCGATCATCAATTCTTCCACCTAAAACCATTACTGTGTAATCATTTTTTTCTTTCATACCAGCTGACAAGTCAATACCCACGCCTAATGTATCAAATTCTGTTGCAATCTCAGCTTTTACAATTAGTTCAGGAGCAAGAGACAATTCTCCTACTCTGACAATTTGATTCATGTATTGAAAAGAAAAAGCAACGGGTGCTTGTCGTTTTTTCTCTTTTAAATAATCCAATGACCACATTTCAGGCCAATAAGAAATCTCTTCTCCCGTTTTGGGATCTGTTGCAATGGCAGATAAAACAATTTGTCTCCAGTTGTTTTGTTCATTAAATGTCGTTGCATGAATATCATCATGTCTAAATCTAGTTCCTAAACAGATTGCTCTACCGCCTTCAAACATAGTTGGCGCAATAACTGCATTCCAGTTATCATCCATTGATTTTCTAATATCTGGATTAGCAATATCAGAAGCACTCTTAATACAGTCATCAATAATAACAAGATGAGAACGCTTTGAAGTCACTGAACCTTTAAGGCCAGCTGCACAAAGAGTAAACATTTCATCGCCAACCGTATCAATACCTGCGAATTTGTGATCGATTGACCAGTATTCATTACTGGTTACATTTTTTAGTAAACGAACTTTTGGAAAAACTTCTTGATATTTACGGCTTTCAATAATTCTTTTGATAGCAGCTGATTTTGGCCGCGCAATTTCGACCGTATAAGAAAGATATAGAATCTGCAATGGCATCTTTGCAGTCGTATGAATTCCTATAGCCCAAGCAGTAAACAAGCCAAGTACAGTTGATTTTGCAGAGCCCCTGGGGCCTAACAAGTCAATGTTTGGTCCAGCTATTGCTTTAAGACATGTACTGTCTTCATTTGTAACAAAATGCCGATGCCATTCTTTATGGTGTGCTGCTGGAGGTTTATTGGCTACATAGTCACAAAAAAAACCAAAATCAGATCGTGCTTTTTCAACTGCTTCTGTATCGCTAGCTTTAGTAACAGCAAAGTTTTTTGCTGCTGCTCGTGCATTGCGTCGATAAGCAAGATGAAGATATGAAGGCACTTTATTTAAAAAACTACGTTAAATATAACTTAGTCTTTTGACTTTTGCTTTTTATATTTACGAGCTTTTTCCAAGGCAGCTGCACGTTTTTCTTTTGGGCTCATCTCAGAACCATCTTCTTTTTTAGCGTTCTTTTTCTTAAAATGAGCAAGAACTTCGGGGGGCATTTTTTTAGACATTAGTAAAAATTACCTCTTCTGGTATCTACAGGAGCAGTGTTAAGACTTAACATATCTGTCAGTCTAATATCATTATCTGCTATTTCTGCTGGTTTGTTCGTATATTCATCAAGAAACTCTTTTATAGCTTTAGGTGCTGGTTTTCTAGTTTTTCTTGGAATTTCAACATCAGGATTATTGTTATCAAAATACTCTTTATTTAAATCATATCCAGTATTAGGTGCTCTAAATATTTCACCTGTTATTGGATTTGTAATTTCTTTAAATGCTTGACCAGTTAACATGCCTGGCTCAGGACTAGTTACCCAGTCTGGTATTTCTTCTCTAAAATTTCTTCTAATATCTGGAACATTAAATTCAACAGGATTAAAATTCTGCTGTTGTTGTTGGCCTACAACACTAGCATATTGTTTGGCGCGATCCTGTTGTTGTTGTAATAAAGTATTTTGTCTAAACTCGTCTATAAAAGATGAATTTGGCGGCATAAAAACATTTTCTTGATCTGCAGTAGGTTTATATCTTGCTATTGCAGGAACTTTATTTCTACTTGATGTTCTACCTGCACCCATGATTTTAAATCTTTTAAAAATATTTTATCACAATCCATAATTAGTATATGGACCTAAATGCGTTTGTGCAGGCATTTGACTAAGAGCACCTGAAGTCATTCCTCTATAACGTGCATTGTAATCTCCTTGTCTTTGATATAAGCCAGGGCGGGGAGTTTCCATTGGATCTCCTCCATAAGTTTCCATACCAAACGATTTACCTCCTATCATTTCAGGTCTTGTATTATAAGAACTCTGTCTTCTTATATCATTTCTTCTTTGAATAGCAGCTCTAGAAGCAGCTCTCGCCCTTCTTAAGCGATTCATGTCAGCTGCATTCATTTTTTATAACCCTATTAAACTGTTTTATCAATTTAATCAATATATCATTATCTATTCCTCAAGTTGCATACGTGCCCATACACTCATGCAAGCTTCTTTTAAAGGGTTTTCTATTGGATCATCTTTAAAAATGAAAGTTAATTCTCTAATGGCACGATCAGCACCTGCCATCAGGAGACCCTTTTTGTCTTTATTATTTGTGTATTGTTCAACTTGATTGATAGTGCCGCGCAATTCTTTTTCCATGGCTGCAATTCTTGCTACACCACTATCTCTTTTGACACCAAAATCTTCGATATCAGCTCTAAGGAGTCTGATATCTTCTTGCATGTGAACTATTTCTTCTAGTAGAAGTTTACGATGATCAGGCTTTGGATAACGTTCTTTGACCCATTCATCACACGCTGAAATACAGCCCATGTAGCCCAGAAAACGAGCATACAAAAAGCACTCTATTACAGAGTAATTATCTGCACAAAAAGAACAGAAAGACTCGTGTGTGCTTGGATCTAACCCGTCAGCCCAAGAATCAAAGACTTCAGAATTTGTAGCCTTCTCGGGCTTGACGGTAATCCCTTGCTTCATCTTTCTCTGCGAATTCTTGTTGTTGTGCAGCGGTCTTACGTTGTTCGCTAGCTTGATCTTCTAGCTTCTTTTTACTGAATTCGTAAGCAACACCAGCTGCTTGGCGATATTTGTCAATATCAAACCAGTCATCCGGGTTGGTAGATTCAACCGGATCATCAACGAGGCTGGAGCTTGCCATTAGTCTTCAGATCAGAAGTTAGTCATCATGTTGGCGATGCCCTGAGCAAAGATGTCTTGACGACCTAACTCAGAACGTTGTCTTTGCTGGCGCATTTTAGAACCTTCTAGCTTGCCCAGGAGGGTTTCAAACTGAGAAAGATCTTGACCAGGGCTATACTGACGGCTAGACAGTAAATTAAGTAAATCTTTTTTTTGATCTTCCGACAGGTTAGCGTCGGCATTAACAGCAGCAACAGCGTCCGCGTAAGTATTGTAATTACCGAAGGCAGGTGTTTGGGCCATGTCTTAATAAACTAGACTAAAAATATTATAACAGTTAATAATTTAGTTTATCTATATTTGTTTGCCTAGATTGTTTTGCTTCTTCTAAGCGTTTTAATAAATTTTTAAAACGATCGGCATCAAGAGAAAACTCTTCAATAGCTTGTTCTTTTGCTTTTAAATTGTTTTCTTCGTTGTTCATTGGAATGCACTGATCATTGTATTCATTAAACCAAACTCATTGTTCATTTTAGATAACCTCATTTGAGCTTCATTATTCAGTTTATTTTGTTCTTTTCTAATGTTACCTTCTAATTGTGCTAAACCAGAACTATATAGAAAAGAATCATATGCATTCAAGCGCCCTTTAGCCAGTTCAATGGCATCTGATGAACCTTGAATTATACCTGTTTTAAAGAATTCAGGTGCTTTAATACCTGTTAAACCTTCAAGCTTTTCTGCATCTTCTTGTGAAGGCAAAAAGCTTGTACCTAAATTTAAACGATATTGATTTGTATATATTCCATCTTCATCTTTAATACCTTCACCATATTTAGCAATATTCTCTTGCTGTTGTGCAGTAGGCTTATCTTTTTTATATTCTGTAAGCGTTTTAATGTAGTTTTCTAAATCACCTCTACCTTCTGATTCCCATGAATCAAGACTATATTGCCCTAAACCAAGCTCACCGCCTCTAAGTGCATAATCAGTTTCTAACGTCTGTAATTCACCTGCAGTTGGATTTCGTCCTAATAAATTTCTCCATGTTCTAGAAATTTGATTATCACGAATTTGTGGTGCATATTCTGCTTCAACGTCTCTAAAAGTTTGGAAATCTGCATCGCTCATCTCCATGCCAGGATACTGGCCATAGAAACTCTGCATTCTTGAAGCAGCATCTGCAGAGCTAAGTTCACCTCTTTGAACTTTTTTACTTAAATCATCAACAAGTTGCCCTCTATAATTTTCACCAATACTTAAATACTGCTGATCTTTTTCTCTTATATATTTTTCAGATTGGTCGTATCTACGATTTGCAGTAGCAAGTAATTGGTTTTGAAAATCTCTTTGTAAATTAAGATATTCTCTGTCTAACGCACTAGACTGACCCATAATATTGGTCATCCAGTTCATTAACCATGCATTAGAATTTTTAGCCATTTTCAACTAACTCCTGGGAAACGAAGAGGTACGCCTGCAGCAAGTTGCATACGAGATTGCATATCTCTAAGATTTTCTCGATTTTCTGCTCTTTTCATTTTAGCAATATTAGATCTTTCTTTTTCTGAGCCACGTAACAATTGCTCAAATTCAGCCATTCTCATTTGTTGTCCTGCCTGCTGCGCTCCACCAATACCACTTTGCAATAAACCGGTACGGAGATTATTAGCTGACGTAACAGTAGATAAACTAAAAGGCGTTGTAGCGTTCAAAACATTAGTACTAAAACTCATAGCATCACGCGCCCTGCTTCTATCCATGCCAGCTTGCATGCCAAGAAGATTACCAAACGCTGCCATTCTATTATCATTCCTGATGCTTTTCATCAGGTCTCTGTTAGAAGAGCCTTGCAATATTGAACTTAAGCCACCGAGGCCCATAGAAATACCGAAAGGGCTAGTTATTGCACTACCAATACCACCTAAAAGATTACCGAAGTTAAAACCGCCACCTCCGCCAGGAACTTGTGCCATTTGTATCAGTTATTATTATTTACTATCATAACCTATCTAAGACCTGCTTGATATCCTTGCATAAGGCTACCAGCTATTCTCATAGGTGATTCTGCCTTATACATAAGGATACTAGGGTCACCACCTTGAATATATGTTTGGAGGCCACCAAATAAAGCATTTGCACCGCCCATTAACAGGTCGCGCTTAAACTTTTTATCTGCTGCACGAGCTGCGTATTCTTCTTGTATTCTTGCTTGTGTTT